TATGATTTCACAAGAAACCGAATACTGGGAGACAAGAAAGAAGCTGAGAAAACTAGTAGAAGCTGGATATATTGATGAATCTCGATTTGAAGAGACTCTAGAGTCTTATTTCAAAAAACAAAATAGTATAAATAATAAAGACAAGGAGTAGAGATGCGGCAACATCTACTACTCCTCTAAACACAATAGAACTGAATAGGAGTCCTATCATGTCTAAATCTATCTATACCTGCCAAATATGTCAAAAGAAAATAGAAACTACCAGTCGTGGTTTTGGTTTTCATATAAGAAGTCATGGCATAACAACCAAAGAATACAGAAAAAAATTTGATCGTCATACTTGCGTTGACTGTGGTAAAGAAACCAAGTTCGCTAATGGTAGATATCGTGAAAGATGTCCCAGTTGTGCAGCTAAAAAACATCGAAACGAACTCCAATTAGACGAATCTCGTTACAAACTTTTCGTTGACAAAGTTTCACAGAACATGAAGTCTATATGGGAAAGACGAGAAGAGTCAGGAGAAAAAGAAAGTATTTTATCGTTGGTTCACCATAAGAATCGAGAACGGATAAGTGGTCTAACAGATGAAGAAAGGTTGAAATCTTTTAGTAGATACCACAAATGTGATGAGGAAACAGTAGAAAGACTGAATAGAGAGGGCGCTCTTCATTTGGTTAATCTTCCACCAACGGAGAAAGGATTCGTGAAAACTTACAAAGGTCGTTACAAACCTAAAAATCCAGAGAAGTATTTGGGTGACATAAACAACATAAGATATTTGAGTAGTTGGGAGCGCCACGTTATGAAGTGGTGTGATAATTCACCTCATGTTCGTAAATGGGCCAGCGAAGAGGTCGTTATCCCTTATCTATGTGAGACTGACAAGAAAATGCACCGATACTTTATGGACTTTTTCATTCAGTATTCTAATAATCGGAATGTTTTGGTCGAGGTCAAACCATATAAAGAAACCCAAGTTCCCGCGCAAGGGCGCGGCCGCGCGCGAAGACAAGTCCTGTCCGAGGGTTTGACATTCATAAAAAATCAAAGTAAGTGGAAGGCAGCAAAAGAATATGCGGACAATAGGGGGTGGCACTTCGAGATCTGGACAGAGAGAGAACTAACAAAGATGGGCATCCTACCAAAATCAACGCGTCAATTAAAACCATTTACTCGGAAGAAAAAGAAATGACCAAAGTATTTTTTCTTGGGTTCAACAAGACCGCAACAACATCAATTCATCGATTATTCGAGTTCTCGGATTATGTAAGTTATCATCATCTAATCGGTGGTAAAAACTTGGCTAAAGTAATGGACGGTAACCTAAGAAACAATAAACCAATCCTACATAATATTTCGGGTGCAACCGCATATAGTGATCTTTCCTATTATAAAAAGAATCAAACAATCGAGGGGAATCAGTGGTACTCTGAATTATACAAAGAATATCCGGACTCATTTTTCATATTGCAAACAAGAAATATTGATGATTGGTTGGACAGCAGAACAAAACACAAGAAAGGACACTTTATCAGAAGGTGTATGAACTCCCATGATGTTGAGACCAAAGATGAAATGAGAGAACTTTGGAGAAAAGAGAGAGAAGATCGTGAGAATAAAATAAGGATATTCTTTCGAGGTCATCCTAAGTTTATGGTTTTTGACATCGATAACGATCCGATTGATCGGTTGATTCGACATCTTAAACCTGAGATTAAACTCAACAAAGATGGTTGGCAAGTCCACAATAAAACGTATAAATAAAACTAGAATAGGACAAAGGAATCTCCGTGTCGAATATTTTTGACAGACTAGAATTACAAGCGTTTCGTGCAGGCATCACTCCGAGAACCAAAGAGTCTCGGGAGTGGTTTCGTAAGAAGGCAAGTAATCTAAGAAGTATTAACCGTGAAGACCTCATGGACGAAGACCCGATCAGAAAACGCGGGCGTCAAATTGTGGGTCGGATGTATATGTACTTCTATGACCCTAAAACAAAAGAGACTTTGCCTTACTATGATGCGTTCCCTTTGTCGATTATTGTAGGTCCAGCCCCGGGTGGGTTTTATGGTTTGAATTTGCATTATCTTCCGCCGATCCTTCGTGCGAAGTTTTTGGATGCATTGATGGACATCGCAGAGAAGAATATTGATGAAGACAGTAAATTTAGACTCAATTACAAGTTACTTAAAAGTACCTCAAACCTGAAGTACTATAAACCGTGTTTCAAACATTATCTCAATGCACATGTTGAAAGTCGATTTGCGGAAGTGCCTGCACCTGAATGGGAGATTGCGACCTTTCTTCCGACCGCAGATTGGCGTAAGAGACAGAGACAAAAGGTCTACTACGATTCAAGGCAGATGATCTAATGAATGTTGATGAATTCAAATCACTTGCAAGTTCATCTGGCGGATTTGCATTACCTAATCTTTATAAGGTGACCCTTCCCCCACTTGCGGGTGTATCACCGAGTGATCTAAATCTTATTTGCAAATCGATTAGTTTGCCTGGAAGACAGATCACATCTGCAGATTATCTTGTGGGTACGGTAAACCGCAAAATTGCGAATGGTTATGCAGTTGCGGATCTCGCACTGACATTCCATGTAATGAATAATCATTCGGTGACCAAATACTTTGATGAATGGCAAAAACTCGCACATAACCAAGAAACCTATGAAATTGGTTATTATGATGACTATGTCAAAGTAGTGACGATCGAACAATTACAAAAGGGGACGGGTTTCAGTCTGTTCAGAAAACAGTTAGGATTCTTGGACGGTATTCCGACATCATTAAAACAAAGGTTACCTGATCTTGGATTTATTGATCTCGCACAGGGTGAGGTAGATATTAATCTAGGTTCGGATTCTAGATCGGTCCGAAAGGTAAAACTAATAGACGCATATCCAACAACCGTTAATGATATTCAGTTGGGGGATGATCAGAATAATACGATTACCGAACTTGGTGTTCAGTTATCGTTCAAGGATTGGGAGGCTGAACAGTCGGACGATCCCAACGGAAATCTAGGAGACGCACTCTTGGGTGGATTGATTGGTACATTTGGTTAAAAATTGGAGTAGAAAATGGCATTACCTAAGTTAAACAGTGATCCAAAATATAAAGTGACAGTCCCATCAACCGGGAAAGAAGTTTCTTTTCGACCTTACTTGGTGAAAGAAGAAAAGGTTCTGATGATGGCATTCGAATCAAAAGATCAGAAACAGGCGCTTCGTGCTATTGTAGATACGTTAAGCGCATGTATTGACGAAGAGATGGATATCTCTGCATTGAAGACTTTTGATATCGAATATCTCTTTACTCAGATTCGTTCTAAGTCTGTAGGTGAAAATTCTACGGTCTATCTTTCGTGTACCGAGTGTGGTTCAAAGAATGAACAAAATGTTGACATTACAAGTGTCGAGGTGACCAAACCCGAAAAGGATCCTATTATCGAATTGACACCTTCGATCAGTGTTGAAATGGATTATCCCTCTTATGAAAATGTGATGAACACAGACCTTGAGGGTGATGAGATTGAGGTAGGTTTTTCTATGGTGGTCAACTCAATCAAGTCTATTATTACCGAAGACGAAAGAACCGATGCNAAAGATGTCAANAAAAAAGAATTGGTCGAGTTTGTTGAGTCTATGAACCAGATTCAGTTCCAACAGGTTTCTGATTTTTTGAATCAGATCCCTGCTATGGAACATGATGTTAAATTTGACTGCAAAGACTGTGGCCATCATAACGAAATCAAACTGAAAGGGATACAGGATTTTTTATCATAAACCTCTCACACGATAACTTGGTCAATCACTATAAGACCAACTTTTCGTTGATGCAACACCATCATTATAGTCTGACCGAGATTGAAATGATGATACCGTGGGAGAGGGAAATATATGTTGGAATGTTGATTGATTATATTAAGGAAGAAAACGAAAGGATAAAAAACCAACAGGGAATGTAAATGGAAAGTATCGCCACACTGGACAAGAGTATTGGACTACTCCGGGAAGAAAATTCTCAGGGATTAGTCGAACTCGCAAATAAAACTGAAGAGAATACCAGTTCAACTGAGTCTCTTCATAAAACTGTGGGCGAACTTTTGGATGAGTTTCGTGGTTCTCGCCTTGATCGTCTTGAAGAGAAACGAGAAGAAAGATCAAGACAAAATCAACAACAAGATGATGGGGAACAAGAAAGGGTCTCTGGTAGAAGAGAAGAAGATGATTTTAATCCAAGTGACTTAATGTTGTTTGGAGCGGGCGGAATCGCCAGAAACGTTTTGGGTGTTCTTGCTGCAATCCCGGTCGCAGCGACAGCATTCGCTGGCGGATTTGTTGAAGGTTGGGTAAAAACACTAGGAAAAATAAATCAAGCAGTACGCGCAACAATCAGCGGAATATCCCGAGCCGTAATGAAACCAGTAGAACTGGTTGTTGACGGTATCAAAAGACTTGGTCGACCATTTTCTAATCTCGCAAAGATTTTTGACGCAGGGGTTGATGGTGTAAGACCGATCGTTCGGAATGCAAATGGGACGTTCCGAAGTCTTTCGCGAATGGAAAGACTATTCTTAACCTTGGGGAAAACCCTTTCCGGAATGGTTAAACTGATTCGAACAGTAGTTTCAGCTGTATCTTCTATTCCTAAATTAATTGGTTCGTTCTTAAGATCAGTAAGATCCATCGGGACTTTATTATCATCTCTTCCAGAAATGATTGGTGGTAGAGTTTCTCGTGTTGGGGGAGTTATAACAAAATCGATTAATGGTTTTTTCGGTGCATTAAGGTCAATCGGGAGTGGAATCGGTTCTTTAGGTTCGACCGCAACCCAAGGTGTAAAAACAGCAATCAGTCCGATCACAAAAACCATCAATGGGTTCTTTAATGCGTGGAGATCAGTTGCGGGTATTACGGGTAATCTGTCTAAATCAACAAGTGCAGTAACAAAACCACTGGGTCCAATCTCAAAGACCATTAATGGAATTAAATCCGCGATTCAAGCCTTCGGCGGAAGACTTGGTGGAATTTTTAGATTATTCGGAACCCTCGGTCGAGTCATTGCATTTCCTGTAACCATAGTCATGGGAATCATCGATGGATTCAAGGGGTTCATGCGTGGATGGCAAGAACAAGAAGGCATTTTTAATAAACTTATTGCAGGCGCATTAGGCGCAGTCGGTGGTGTTCTGAGAGGCATCATCGGTATACCACTCGATTTGTTAAAATCTGCGGTAGGATTTATTGCAGAAAAAATGGGGTTCGAAAACTTTGCGGAAACCCTTGAATCATTTTCTTTTGCGGATATTATTCAAGATATATTTGATTCTATTACCAACGTGGTCTTGTCTATTAAAGATAGGATCGTTGAGATATTTGATGACATTCGAGAAGTAGGAATATTTGGCGCATTAACAAATCTTGGTGCAGACATTCTCGAAGGAATCAAATCGATGTTGCGAAAGGTTATTCCCGATCAAGATAGTTTTCTTGGTGGATTTGTTCCTGAAGGCGTTTATGAATTCTTGGATGCGCCTCCACCGGAAAGAAGGGATCCGGAGATTGTTGAACCATCAAGAAATGGTCAAACCAGATCAGACCTAACACCTGAAGAACGAGAAAACGCAGAAGCAAAACTTCGAGAACTTGAAGACCGAGAAAGACAATTGAGTCTTAATGTTCGGGAAAACCAAGAAGAAATCATGTCGGATCCAGCCGAAATGGAAAGGGTTCGTAGAGAGATGAGAGAAATCGCTACTGCGAGACGAGAAGTTGAACAACAACTCCGACCCGTAGAGACAAACAACGAAGACATCCCAAGAGTAAGACCGGAAAGACCCGAACTAACCCCAAGACAAATGGCACGGGCCCGATTGGAATCTGGTGAAAGAGAAAACAGACAGATCGAACAAGCATCATCTATCAATGCGGTCGATGCATCACAACGTGTGATCAACAACAATAATAATGTGAATAACAATCAGACTGCACTAATCAATTCTAATATGCCTGCGGTAGACAATCTGGATAGGACATGGGGTTGGTCATAAAATAACCGACCCATCAGTCAAGTAGCAAATCAGTTCCTTTACA